TCTTTTTGAAAAATTTATCTATTTACTTTTAATTTTAATTTTTTTATTCTTATTATATCCAGTTCTAGTATCCAGTATTAATAAATAAATTAACTTAATTACTTAATATTCTTTTTTAATACCTCCAGCAGTAGAAATAGTTTTAACAATATTATCTGGTTTATCTTCAAAATGCTTTTTCATAGCATCTAAATTTCTAATATCATCGTCAGAAAACCCTATTTTTGGCATCTTTGGTGAAAACTTATTTCCCAAATCTTTCTTTATATAAGCCTTCTTATTTAATAATGCAGACATCGCTCTAATATAAGAAACAAAATCATCCATCGCAATTATTTTAGCCTCTTCAGGATTTTCAGCACCTTTAACATCACCAAAAGAAACGGGGTTATATTTGTTGAGTTCCAAATATGATTTAATTAATTCCTCATCACTTAAATCCTCTTCATCTGCAAATGTTCTATATTTTCTTAAGTTCTTAAGTAATTGGTCTTTATCAATACCATTAAAACCTGAAACTATGTAGTTATAAATCCCTTGTTTAATTGTCTCGGGATTATGTCCTCTTGCGGTTATGATTGCAAATATTGAACCATTATTAATCGCTTCTCTAAAATCATCAAACGCTGGCCCTATTTCAGCTCTCATAGCATCAATAAGAAATTGTTTATCCCCCTCAACTCTAAAGTTTCTAAACGGATTTTCAGCATAACCTACAATAGTTTCACCATTATATTTAAAATCTTTTTTTCCAACATCGTGTCTATACTCGGCAAAATCAGTGGTACTCATACCAACCTCATCACCATCACTATTTTTTAATATAATCTTTGTTGGCATAGAAACAATATTATCATCCCAATCAAACGCATAATATTTCATATCGGGAGTACTTTCGTCTCTAAAACCTTCTAATATAAATTTTTTCATAATTACAAAGATAGGAGATAATTAAATACCCCCTATCATTTTTATATATTATATATTTTCAAATGAAGCACCTGTTGGAGTTATCAAGAATTCAATATTAATGAATTCAAGTGCTCTTGTTGGTTTAAGATAAATTTTACCGTTAAGTGTGTTTCTATCCAAATCTTCAGGAGAAGAAGAAACTGTTACACGGAAATCATACAAACCTCTATCTCTTCTGATAGCGTCTAAGATTGGATTTACACTATCCAAGAATTGTTGTCTAACTATTTGGTCGTTTTGTTCAAATAATAATCTAACAGCAACTGCAGAAATCAACTTACGTGCTTGTAATAATAATCTTCTAACATTTAATCTGTTAAGAGCGGTATCAGCAACTTGTAAAGTTTTATTACCCCAAATTACAGTACCAACGTCAGAGAAAGTTGCGATTGGGTTAATTCTACCTTGATAAAGTGTATCTCTATCTTCTTGAGTGAGTTTAAATCTCGCCTTAACTGAATTAACTAAACCTCTTGTATAACCCGCAGATGCGAACCAAGGAAATGCGATGTTATCAGTTAATGCTAAGTTTCTACAAACTTCACCTGTTGGAGGAAGATATATTTGTGTATTATTTACAGTATCTCTAACTAATATCCAAGGGTAATAAGTTGCGGTGTAGTTTGAATCAATTCCTGTTTGGTCTAGGTTATCAACCGCTTCTGTTGGTAAAATATTATTTATTGAATCTCCAGCATCTGGTACAAACATTTGATAGTCAGGAGTAGTTGCGATAAATATTGAATCCGCTCTCTGATATTGAACCATATTAATTGCCGCTTCAACAACATTTGAATGATTGTAGTAATCTACACCACAAAGTGCAAATACATTTATATTAGTTGATTCAGGATTTGCAAATGTTTCAATACCTAAAATATAAGCATAATAATCTGTATTAGCCCAATCAACAGTATTTTGGTTAATTGTTATTTGTTTGAACATACCGTAACCAGTCGCTGTTGGATATCTTGGATTAGATGATGCACCCGCTAAATAACCTGATTGACCTAATGCAAACCTATCTTGGTTAGTTCTATACTCTCTGTATATATCCCATCCGTCAAATCCACCTGCGAAACATACGGTGAACTTTCTTGAATATATAAAATAATATGGATTGGTTTGTGATGTTGGTTCACTATTGAAACTTGCATCTCCACAAGCAAAGGCAGGAGTACCACTTGTAGTAAAACCATTTGATATTAATACAACAGTTGCACCCGAATCCATATGAAAACCTTGAGTTCTGTATCCCCATTCGGCCGAATCAACTGCCGTATCAAAATCAGTCACAGGATTTTGTTTACCTTTATATTGTAAGAATGAATCATCAACACCAAACATTGTTGAAAAACCTAAATAGGTTCTTCTAACATTATCACCATTGGATACCGTATAATTTGTACCTTGTGCGGTGTTAAATGGTGGGTCATATATAGTATCACCTGGTTTGAAATAAACTTGTTTATATATAGGTAATGGTGGTAAATTACTTGTACTACCATAAATTCTTTGGTTATATCCTTGGAATCCACAAGGTAATGCGTCTATCGGATATTCATCCGCCATTTCAACCATAATATATCTTGATACTAATGCAAATTCTCCGTTAACAGAACCAATTTTTTTAGCGATAAAGCTATTCGAATTGATATCCATATTACAGCTTGTGAATTTTTCTAAAACCACAGGATTTTTATCTGTATCAAAAAAACTTCTTACAATAACATCAAATGTTTGGTTATTAAATGAAATGTTTATAATTGAAACTTTAATCTCTGTGTTTGCAGCTGTTCCATCAGATATTGAAACAAATCTAAATAAATTGAATACTTTGCTACCTCTTAATTCTGAAACTAAGAAAGGTGTCATAGGTGTTGTATATTGTTCAAGATTCCAAGCAATTGATTGAGTACTTAATGTTTTAGCCGCTGGAAGAGCGATTAAAGAACAATCTAAACCACGAACTCTATCTCTATTATATAAGTATGTTAACGCACCCCCATAAATTTCTTCTACAAAAATAGGTACTTGATATCTATTTTTTCCAAAATTATCTTCACCTAAAACTTTTGTGATATATTTGCTACTTGATGGGTCTAAACTAACCTCAAATGAAAAATTAGTATTATCAACAGTAAATCCTGACAATAAGAATGTTGAAAATGGATTTGATGATACGTATTGGTAACTACCTGAACATATCATTTGTAAATCATCACCCAAATAATTACCAAATTGGTCTGTAGTACCTGATACTTGATATTGTGGTCCGTGTTGGTCTGAATTATATTCTGATATACCTCTAGAGCGAATTGTTGCTACAACCAAGTTATTTGTATTTTCCCAAGCAGTTCCTGAGAAAATGTATGTATTACCAGTTACAGTACCTGTAAAAGTATTAGATGAACCTGTAACCATATTAGTTACACTATAACTAAATGAATAACCAGTATAAACATCACCAGTCGTATTTTCAAAATTTGCATAATACCAAGCATCGTTATTCGATGATTTTAAATCATTTGCCGATAAATCTAAATTATCACAACTTAAAACATTATTCAATATTGAATATTGTCCTGATAAAGAATTGTAATCACTGCTAACTATCGAGCCATAAACTATTGCGGTTGTTGCTGTAGTTGATGGAGTTTTTGCAAAATTATTAAGTATATTATTAAAATCTGCAGACAACGTAGAAACGTTACCATTCAATAATCTATATTGTGTTGTATAGTTTGCAAGTACTTCAGCGGGCAATGTACCACCTGTAATTGTAAATGTGTTAAGATTTGTGTCCCCTGTAAAATCAATACTCCAAGGAGCGGTTGCAATTGAAGAATCAATACCAACTGTAGTACCTTGCACATTAGCTTTAATTTTTATACTCCAAGAAGGACCCGCATCATATCCTGATAAACCAAGGATTCTTGTTACGAACAATTGATTTGATTGTTGTAAATATGATTTAGCAATGTACGCCGCTTCATACTTTGGAATTTGTGTATTTACAAATTTTGTTGGTTCTGTACCACCAAAAAAGGCTTGGAATTCATCATAGTTTGTTATAAAAATTGGTTCAAAAGCAGGACCTCTTAAAGTTTCACCTACTAAACCTAATGTTGTAACACCGACACTTTGAGCCACGAATGATAAATCCGTTTCTGAAGTGTACACGCCAGGTGATACGAATACTTTTTGATTTGTTTGAGTTGTTGCCATTATTAAATTATTCTATTAAGATTTATTTTATAGATAAATATTAGTAAATAAACGAAAAAACTTTACTTTTTGAAAAGTATTTATAAAGAAGCGCTTAAAATTCTGCTTATTTTCTGCTTATGTCACAGAATGATAATAGAGATATAAAAAATATTAAAATTTCAAAAGAGGCTCACGCAATACTTAAAAAACATTGCGACAAAAAAGGAATTAAAATTTACAAATTTTTAGAAAACTTAATTAAAGAAAATTGTAAAGTTAGTAAAGATATCTACGGAGAAAATTAAACTAATTTATTTGTAAATAAAATGTTTGAATCTTTGGTAATATCGTTTCTTATTATATCTACTTGTAATGTATTATTAGTGTTTATTGGTATTTGAGTGATATCCGTACCATAAAAATCACCATTTATATAAACATCATAACTATTAACGTTATTTGTTTT